TAATATTAGTAGGGGATACTGATGTAGGAAAAACTACTTTTTTTAATAAATTACGGGATGAACCCTATGATAACCCAACATCAACAATAGGAGTAGATTTTATGGCTATAAGTAAAAATTATAAAAATGAAAAATATAAAATATGTATTTGGGATACAGCAGGTCAAGAAAAGTTCCACTGTATAGTGACTACTTATTTTAGAGAAGCCTGTGGAATTATTTTAATGTTTGATTTAAGCGATTATGGAAGTTATATAAATTTGCAAAATTGGTTGAATTTATTAAGTCATTCAAATAAATGCAATCATGAACATCCTATTTTATTAATAGGAAACAAATCTGATTTAAAAAATATTATTCCAAATACAGAATTAGACAAATTTATACAAAAAGATAATGTGATATATAGAGAAATTAGTTGTTTAAAGGCAGATAAACAGTCTTTAGAGGATTTAATTGAGTTATTAATGGATAAGATATCGGAAATAAATGGTAATTGTAAAGGAGTAGTAAAATATAATGAGGATCAAAAAACTGAGTTACAATCTAAAACTAAAATGAAAACAAAAACAAATTGTTGTTGATTAATTTAGTTTTATAAATTTAAAAAAAAACTTATAAAATTATATATGGAAACCATTAATTTAGATATAAATGAATATACTGACAAAGAGATAGAAGATATATTAACCTTAGAATACCCATATCAATATGAAGATATTCAAAATTCAAAAACTAATTTATTACAAAAATTAATCCAAGATACTGGTGTTGATTCAACTACAAAAAGAAGAATTGAAAACTTTTTAGATGCTGCTTCAAATCGATTAATAGGAATTATTTCCTCGGCAATTGACAAGAGTCATTTTAAACAAACGGATTCATTTAGCCAATTGAAAAACGACATATATGAAGTCAATAATAATTTTATAATAAAAAATGAAAAGTTAAGGAAAGAAGCTTTTAAACTAGACTCCATTAAAGGATTAAATATTGGTCAAGATGGGGGTGCCCCACCAGGAATATTAAATCCAGTTAAATATACAACAATTAAACGAGCACTCAATATTGATTCCAGATTTAGACCAAATTATTATCAAACATCTTCATCTGACCAGAGACTTACTTTACCTTATAGATTTGAAAATGTTATTAATATGCGGTTAGCCTCTATTGAAATTCCCTTAACATATTATGCTATTAGTAAAGCAATGGGAAATAATAGCTTAGTTATTGGTTGGGATATAAGTGGATCTGTAAGAGCTAAGAATTTTGTGCGAATTAATTTACCCGATGGGAATTATGAAACCGCTATTAATGAAACAACAGGGGCAACTTTAATAGAATCCGCTTTGAACGCAGCTTTAAGAGACCCTAATCAAACTAACTTATTGGCGGCATCTGATCCTAGTTCTAATATAATAATAAATGATCCTAGCTTTAGTTTAGTATATACAGTTGATCATACATCTGGAAGGAGTGTTTTTGCAATTGATCCATCTGGTATTACTGATTTGTCTGGAGTTCTTCACACTGACCCTAATCATTTAAGATTTAGAATTATCTTTAGTATAGATGGTAAAATAAATGACGATGCTATTTTGGACAGAGATTTACCAACGGAGGCTTTACCGCTATATTTAGGTTGGCAACTAGGTTACCGAACCAATGTTTATGATTCTGGACCTCCTGTTAATGTTCCAGGTGTTGGACTTGTTCCCCCCTGTCCAGTTATATCAGAAGGATTATGTTATATAAAGGGGCCACAATATTTATTTGTAGCGATTGATGATTTTAACAACAATGTTAATAATTATTATATTTCTGCTTATACTGATTCTATTAATAATAACAATATTTTAGCTAGAATAAACTTAGCTTCTATTCAACAATCAAATGGCGTGTATCAAACGGGAGAAGATGATGGTTTCTCAACTCAAATTAATAGAAGTAGAAATTATTTTGGACCTGTAAATATTGAAAAACTAAGAATTACTTTGTATGACGAATATGGAAGAATAGTTAATTTAAATAATATGGATTGGTCTTGTGCACTGATGTTTGAACAAATATATGACGGTGGAATGCCAACATATTAAAAGTTAAATATATTTTAAAAATATTTAAAAAGGTCACCTTATAACAGTATATAATGCCTGGAGCACTTAATAAACAAACAGATAGAACCGTTCGCTATGAGCAAAGATGTATAAAAAAGAGATGTGATGAACAAAAAATACAGAGAGCCGAAAGAGCAATGAAAAGAGATGAAATGAAGAGTGAAATTTCAAAGGAAGTTTCAAGTCATATTCAAAGTGAAAAAAGAAGAATGTCTTCAAGAATGAAAACTACTACTTCTTTTGCAGATTTTTTTTGAATGTATTATGGTGTAGTTGTTTAATAGTATTATATAATTTATTTAACTCTCTTTTCTTTTTATTTATTTTATTTTATCTTTATTTATTTTTTCATTCGTTTCCTTAGTTTTACTCTTTTTATTTCTTTTTTGACTTTCCTGTGATTGTTTCTCTTTTATATTTTTAAGATGGTTTTCTTGATTTTGTTCTTGTATTCGTATATGTTTTTGACTATATTTACCATTATATTCCTGATTTCTTCTTTCTTTATCCTTTTTGGTTTTACGCTTCTCGAATTTAAAATCCATATTAAATAAAATCTATATTAAAATTAATTAAAATTTATTAATTTCAATTTTTTTTTAATTACTTAAAAAATTGAAGTTTAAAATACTTATTCAAGTAGTCCTATTAATATAGTGTAGCAATAACTCAAGTTTATTTATCATGTCGGTTCAATCTTACTCTATTCTTATTCCTCATATCTTTATGAATATCCCTATTCATAAGATTAGGGAGGCATTTGAGAAATTAGACATTGGTAAGGTTGAAAAGATTGATAGTGTTATAAAAATGTCTCGCGAAGGTTATTATTATAGAATGGCATTTATTCATTTTGAATACTGGAATATGAAAAATATTGCAGCTGTTAATTTGCGGGAAAAAATAGAAAATCCAAATAAAGAAGCTAGATTAGTATATGATGATCCATGGTATTGGTTGTTACTTCCTAATAAATCTACACAACAACCTATACATTCTGAATTTGAAAAACTTAAACTTGCATTTCAAAATCAAATTCAAAAAATTGAAAATGAAGTAGATTGTATTTATGAGGAACTTTACCAGAGGGAATATATTCCAATGGAAAAAGAACCTGAATGGTTTAATGATTTATCACATACATTTGCTCCTATTTATCCAATGCGAAACGAATATGATGAGGAAGAATCATTGCCTTCAACAAATTCAGTAGTAACTATTGGTTTTGATTCAGTTGATTCCATGGATTATAATACTGAAATAGATAATGAAATTGATGAAATATATAAAAATAGATATTATAGGGAAGATAGATTGCATTTACCTCCAGCAAATAGAGCATGGATGACTATGAATGTTTGTGATAATGCGTAAAAATAAAATATAGATTAATATTAATGGGAGGTGGTATATTACCTGTTGCAATTAAAAATAATAAAATCTATTTTTTATTTGGAAAAGAAAATGAATTAGATGATACACCTGGATGGGCAGATTTTGGTGGAGGAAAAGAAGAAGGAGAATCACCTTTAGACACTGCAACTAGAGAGGGATCAGAAGAAATTAATGGGTTTTTAGGGTCTGCTGAAAAATTACGAGAAATTGTTAAAAAAGAAAAAATAATTACTATCCAATTTAAAGAATATACCACTTATGTTTTTTATATGGATTATGATGAAAAACTTCCTTATTATTATAAAAATAATTATGAGTTTTTCTCTCGTTATTTACCTCATGTAAAACATAAAAAAGACAATGGACTACTTGAAAAAGCCAAAATTAAATGGTTTTCCTATGAAGAACTTAAAAAACAAAAAAAGGAATTCAGAAGTTTTTATCAGAATATTGTGGACTTAATAATAAAACAAGAAAAATTTATAACAAATAAACTCAGAAAAAAAAGTCATAATAAAACACGAAGAGAGAAAATAAAAAGAAAAATAAAATCTACTTTAAAAAGAAAATAAATGTATTTTAATTTAATATGTAAATGAATTTAATGGATTTTTTATTAATATTTACAATTGTTTTATGTGGCTCTTTTTTATGTATAATTATCGTATTTTTTTGTATTACATGTATTAATTATTTATGTAAAGAAGAATCCTTATTGGAAGAAAATCTAAATTAAAATAAATATTAATATTATATGGCAAAATCGAATGGATATATAAAATACTTACATGATCATAGTCGTCATTTGTTTTCCATTAAAACGGAAGAAAAAATTGCAATTGTTATGGGTATTTTAGCTTTAATACTCTTATTATACAAAATATTCAATGATATAATTCCAAATGTATATGAAGCAATTGTATTAAAAAAATATCAAAATATTGGTAGAATATTCATATAGGTTAAAACGAGAGAAAATAAAAATTAATTAATATTAATGTCTGTTTTTAATATTAATTTAGAATCGAATTTAGAGGAGAATTTCTCTCAACATCTCGATTATAATCCTGAATTAAAAGAGTTATATGGAGAAATCAATACTCCTTTTTCTTTTATTAACAAAATGTTATCCATAATTCCTAACGAAAAGTTTTCAAATAAAGATTATAAATGGTTAGATGCTGGATCTGGTCATGGAAATTATAGTTTATGTTTGTTTTTTATTTTATTTAAGTCTCTGAAAGAAGTAATAATGGATGAAGAAGAGAGAAAAGAACATATAATTAAAAATATGATTTATATGGTTGAATATAATAAGGATAATATCCCTTTTTTACGAGAGAAATTCGGTAATAAAGCCAATATAATAGAAGCCAATTATTTGGAATGGAAAACCAATTTAAAATTTGATTTTATCATTGGTAATCCTCCTTATAATTTTAATGGTGTAAAGAAAGTCCCTACCAAAAATAATGTAAATAAAAAAGAGGATGGAAAGACTATATGGTGCGAATTTATTAAACGGAATATCTCTCTATTAAATGAAAATGGTATTATGAATGTTTTGATTCCCTCTATATGGATGAAACCTGATAAAGCCGGAATGTATGAATTATTATTAAAATATGATATTTCCAAGTTACATACTTTAAATGCTAACGAAACAAATAAAACATTTGGATTTCATGTGCAAACACCAACATGTTATTTTTTATTAACCAAGAGAAAAAATGAAGGAAAAATAGAGTTGTTTGATTCTCTCAAAAATAATTATGAAACATTAATATTGAGAGAAAATATGCCCATTCCCCTTGATTTTCTCTCTATTGTAAATAAGTTTTTGAAAATAACAAATAAATACGGGAAATTAAATGTAATTAAAACCAATTTACCCAAAAAAGACACTCAATTAATTGACCATTTCTCTCCTCTCTTTAAATTTGAGAATATCAAAACAACCAAATTAAATAAAGAGAAACAACCTTATTTGGAAATTAATTATAGTAATGAACCACTTATGTTCCATGGAGAACCTAAAATTATAATGGCTCATAAAATGTATGGCTTTCCTTACTTGGATCAGGAGGGAAAATATGGTATAAGCACGAGAGATAATTATATAATTAAAAATAAGTCTATAAAACAACTGGAATTAATTAAAGATTTTCTCTCTACTGAACTAATTCTATTTCTATTTGAGACAACCAGATACCGAATGAGATATTTGGAAAAGTATGTTTTTGAGTTTATTCCAGATTTCTCAAACATTCCAGACAACATATTGAAAAATAAAAACATCTATGAATTAATGGGTATCAATCAGAAAGAGAAAGAGTTCATAGAGAGATATTACAAAATTAAATATAACTACTTTTGATATAAATATATTTTGTCATCCTATATTAATGTTGGAATTATCATTATTATTAATGGCAGCAGGTAAATCATCTAGATATGGTGGTGAACCAAAGATTTTAGCTAAAATAGGACCAAACAAAGAATCCTTATTTGAAATTTCTTTTCAACAAATAATTAAATATATAAAGGTTAAACATATTCATTTGGTACTTAATGAAGATAATGCTTTAAATATACTAAAGGAAGTAAAGGAAGTAAGATATAAATATAACTTAGAATTTGATTTAACATCCAATATTCAAGAAATTCCTAGGTATCGTGATAAACCATGGGGAACAGGCGAGGCAGCAGCTTCCGCATGGTCATATATGAAAGGACCTTTTTTATTATTAAATAGTGATGACTTATATGATGAAAAAACATTTGAACAAATAAGTAAGGAATGTGATAAAAATAAGAATTATATAATAGGTTATGAGTTAGGAAAAACCTTGAAAAATAAAAATAAAGCAAATAGAGGATTTATAGAAGAAAAAGATGGGATAGTAAAAGTGATGAAAGAGAAATTGAATATAGAGAGAATTTATTATAATCAATCTGAATTAGAAAGTATTTTTGTAAGTGTAAATTTATTTTTGTTACAACCTCCCATTTTAATGTGTTTATTGGAATTAGCGGAAGATTTTAAGAAAGAAAACGATTCCAGTTTAATAGAAGAAGCTTTACTACCTGATTTTATAAATAAGATAATTAATAAAGATCAAATGGAACTACATCTAATTAAAAGCAAAGGAGAATGGAATGGAATTACATTTAAATCAGATTTAGCACAAATAAAAAAAGAAATAAATATATAATGCATCAAGTTCAATTTGAAATTATTAAAAAGAAAAAAAACAAGAGTAAATTAGAAAGATTTCAAAATAAAACATTAGAAAATAAATTATGGACACCAATTATAATTCCAAAATGGCCAATAGAGAGAAATTATATGAAAATTAATCCTACTTTATATGATATAAAAGAAATAAAAAAAGAAATATTAAATTTAAATGAAACATGGATTAACAAAGATTTAATCACAAATAATTGGGAAAGTCTAACATTAAAAAGTCAAAATGGAGAGGAACAATCTTTTCTAAAAAAAACCGATTTTACTAACTATATTTATACCGATATTATTGAAAAACTTCCTTCTATTAAAGAATTATTAGAAAAAATCCCAACTGATATTTATTTAGTTAGATTATTAAAACTCAAAAAAGATGGAAAAATTAAATTTCATACTGACGAAGAAGTATTTAAAGAAAATAATAAAATTATAAGGGTCCATTTGCCAATCATTACGCACAAAGATGTAAAATTCCAAATAGGCTATCCATTACAAAAACCTGCTGATGGTTTTAGTGTGTGGAATGCAGAAGTATTGTATGAAACACACCTAGAGGAAGGGTATTTTTGGTATACTAATGTAAATACTTTACATAGTGTAACCAATAATAGTCCTATTGATAGAATACATTTAGTATGTGATATGAAGCCATTTTTTAAAATTTAATTTACTTAAAAAAAGGAACTGAGAAAAAGGCACTATAATAAGTTATATAAATAAATATAATTTAATAAAAATATATAATGATGTTTTCCTTAGAAAAAAGGAAATTACAACGCACTCAATTTGTTAACTTTATAATAAAAATATTAAATAAAACCAATATTTCAAATAAAGTATGGGCGTTTATGATTAAAGCCTGGCATTTCACCTTTCCATGGTATTTATTTATTTTTGTCTTCATCCCGGGAAATTATTATTCATGTTTATATAATTACCTTTTTCTCATTTTTTTCTTATTATTATTTATTTATTTAAATGGATGTTTTATAAGCCATTTAGAATATAAATTATATAAAAAAAATTATGTAAATATTATTGATCCTTATTTAGCCTTATTTAATTTTCCTTTTAATAAACAAACTAGATTTTATGGAACCTTTGCTGTTGCGTTTGCCTATTTTTTGGTGGTAAGTATTGTCCTTTATTTTAGATTTTTTAAAAAAAATTGAATAATATATTTGATATTTATTTTATTCTATAAATGTCAAATAAGTTTATAGCTACAACCCGTTTTAATAATGAAACTTTTCAGCAATATACTACTTATAAAAATAGAATTAATTCACACCAATGTATTTATGGTTCCCCCCTTCGGATTAAAGAAAATATTCCTCTAGATGCATTCGTTTATGTTATAGAAATGAATAATTCCCAAAATAAAATACAAGGAATCGGATTGATTATAAATAAACATCATCCTGATAAATATTACAGAATTTATACTGACCAAGATTACAACCGTTATGTTTATAAAGGAAAAAAAAGACTAGATGTTTCTATTATTACCGACCCTTATTATAAAAAAGTTATTGAAGTATTAGAACAATTATTATTTAAAGGGGAGAGACATTGCAAACGAGCACAAGGTATTACTGAACTTCCCCATTGGATTTTAAAAAATAAATTTGAATTTGATTTTATAGAATGTTTCAACAATTTGTTTAATAAATATTTAAAATAAATTAAACATTAAATATATATTAAATGTCTAGTTCCAGTTCAAGTTCACTTGATTTAAATATTAATAATTATACTCAGGAAGATTTATTAGAATTATTTGATTTATCTAATCAAGAAGATGTAAGCTATGATGATATTATGAATGCATCTAATCCCCTTATTAATCGATATACTTCTGAGGATAATTATGATTATGCAAATTTTTTTCAACAGGCACAAAATAAATTATTAGAAGATTTAGATTATGAAAGTGATAATGACGA